ACGGGCATCAAGCTGCCGTACATCGTCACGGTTGACGAGGTCACTGGCCATGTGATCGGTGTGCGTCGCAACTGGAAGGAGGGCGACGAGCTGTATCGCCGCTGCCAGTACTACGTGCACTACTTGCTGGTCCAGGGCCCCGGTGCGTATGGCTTGGGCTTCCTGCATCTGGTTGGTGGCTTGAGCAAGACGGCGTCGGCCGCGCTGCAGCAGTTGGTGGACGCCGGTACGCTGGCCAATCTGCCGGCGGGCTTCAAGGCCAAGGGCGCGCGGATCATGAACGACGACATGCCGCTGCAGCCTGGTGAGTTCCGGGACATTGATGCGGGCGGGGCGGAGATCACGAACGCGTTGTTGCCGCTGCCGTACAAGGAGCCGAGCCAGACGTTGTTCACGTTGTTGGGCTTCTGCGTGGACTCTGGCCGTCGTTTGGCCAGCATCACGGACATGCAGGTGGGCGACAGCAATCAGAACGCTGCTGTGGGCACGACGATTGCGCTGTTGGAGAAGGGCTCCAGCGTGATGTCGGCGATCCACAAGCGCCTGCACTATGCGCAGAAGCTGGAGTTCCAGTTGCTGGCGCAGGGGTTTGCGGACTTCTTGCCGGACTACTACCCGTACGACGTGCCTGGCGAGAGCCGGTTCATCAAGGCGCGGGACTTTGATGACCGGATTGATGTGTTGCCGGTCTCTGACCCTAACATTTTCTCGGTGGCTCAGCGCATCACGATGGCGCAGACGCAGTTGCAGCTTGCTCAGAGCGCGCCGCAGATGCACAACATGTATGAAGCCTATCGGCGGATGTACGAGGCCATCGGTGTTCGGGACATTGATCAGCTTCTGAACACGCAGAACGTGGACAAGCCCAAGGATCCGGCCAGCGAGAACAGCCAGGCGCTGGACGGCTCACCGCTGAAGGCCTTTGCTGGCCAGCAGCATGATGCTCACATCATGACGCACCTGCTGTTTGGTATGTCTCCGGTGGTAGCCAGCATGCCGCAAGTGGCCATCAACCTGCAAAAGCACGTCTTTGACCACATCCGGTTGAAGGCGGAGGAGGCAGTGGAGGCTGAACTGTTCCAGCAGTACGGCACGGACCCTGAAGGTTTGGTGTCTGCGCTGCAGCGCGAGGCGATGGTGGCGTTGAAGGTGGCGCAGTTCTTCCAGGAGGCCAAGCAACTGCAGTCGCAGATGATGGGTGACCAGACGGATCCCCTGGTCAAGCTCAAGGAACAGGAAATTCAGCAGGATGGTCAGCGTGATGCCGCCCGTTTGCAGATGGATCAGCAGCGTTTGGCCTTTGATCAGCAGCGTGAGGCCAACGATGTGGCCTTGGAACAGGCCAAATTGGCCCAAAAAGGAGCTTCAGATGCCCAAAAAACCCAGCAAAGCACAGCCCAAGCAGCTTTCCGGGCAGCCCAAACCCGTCAAAAAGCCGGTTGAGCAGCCGAAAGTGACGTACGTCTACCGAAAAGACGCGTTCAATAAGGTAAAACTGGCTTGACAACGGTGCTAATATGCGCCGCAGCCTTCGGACAGGGGCCTATCTGTCTGCTTCATGGGGGATTCCATGCTTGAATTTACTGAAGCGTTGCTCAACGAGATCAAATTGCTGCGCCAACAAACGCACAACATGATTTTGTCGGGGGGCGTACGCGACATGGAGCAGTACAAGTTCCTGATGGGCCGGTTAGAGGGCTACAAGTTCGTAGAAGAGGCTGTTCAAGGTCTTCTACGCAGGGCCGAAAACTAATCAAAGGACCTTTTGATGGAAATGACTGCTCTAGAGAAGAAATGGGCCGAAGAGAAAGAGGCTCAGGGGCCAGTTTTGGACGATGCTTACGATTCAGACGGCAGTCTGGACGTGAAAAAGCTCGAGGAATCGGTTATTGACCGGATTCCGCAGCCAACTGGGTGGCGAATCGTCATATTGCCGTACCGCGGCGCTGAGAAAACCAAGGGCGGCATCGTCCTGGCCGATCAGACGCGTCAGCGCGAGCAAGTGGCGACGGTCTGCGGGTATGTTTTGGCGGTTGGGGACCTCGCGTACAAGGACGAGGGCAAGTTTCCCAACGGCGCGTGGTGCCAGAAGGGCGACTGGGTGGTTTTCGGTCGTTATGCAGGTGCCCGCATCAACATTGATGGCGGCGAGATTCGCATCTTGAACGATGACGAGATTTTGGCCCGCATCAAGGACCCCGAAGACATTCTTCACCTGTGAGGTAGCCCATGGCAAACACTGTTCCTGATACCCAACTTGAATTTGACCTCGGTGCGGACGAAAAGCCGGCCGAGATTACGCTGGACGAGCCTTCTCGGGCCCCAGAGCAGGCTGAGCAGGCGCTGGAGCGCCGGGAAGAGCCCGAGGCACGCCCTGCCCCGTCTGAAAAGGACGAGCTGGACAGCGTCAGCGACGCGGTGCAAAAGCGCATCGCCAAACTGACGGCTCGGATGCGCGAATCAGAGCGCCGCGAGCAAGCAGCGCTGGAGTACGCCAAGGGTTTGCAGCAGCAGGCCCAGGAGCTGCAGCAAAAGCTGGTGCATACCGACTACAGCCGCCTGAACGAGGCCAAGACGCGCCTGGAAACCCAGCAGGCCACGCTCAAGGCCATCATCAAGAAGGCCCGTGAGGAGGGCGACATCGATACTGAGACGGAAGCTACGCAGCGCCTGTCTGAGTTGACGATGGAGCAGCGCCAAGTCACGGGATGGCTGCAAACGCAGGAGCAGCAGGTCAAGCAGGCGGCTCAGCAGCCCCTGGCTCAGCCGTATCAGCCGCAGCCCGCTCAAGCGCCGCAACCGGCTGCTCGTCAGGCCGCCGCTCCCAGCCCCAAGGCTGAGGAATGGGCCGGGCGCAACGAGTGGTTTGGCAAGGACCGCGTGATGACGTACGCGGCTTGGGGTATTCACCAAACTCTTGTTGAGTCAGAGGGATTTGACCCCAACAGCGACGAATACTATACTGAATTGGACCGTCGCATTCGGGAGGAATTCCCGAAGCGCTTTGCGGATGAGAATCCGCAGCAAGTTTCCAGGGCACAGCGTTCCGCGCCGGCTGTGGCACCTGCAACCCGGAGTTCCGGAATCAATAGTGCGCGCCGTACTGTTCGGTTATCCCCGAGCCAAGTTGCTATCGCAAAGAAGCTGAACGTTCCCCTCGAGGAATATGCCAAGTACGTAAAGGAGTGACATCATGAGCGAAACCAAACTGACTATCGATCGTGCCTCTCGCGGTTCCCGTGAAAAAGAGGTGCGCCGCCGCCCTTGGACACCTCCTTCTCGTCTTGACGCCCCTCCTGCCCCTGAAGGCTTTCAGCATCGCTGGATTCGCGCAGAGGTCAATGGGTTTGATGACAGGCAAAACGTTTACGGACGTCTTCGTGAGGGCTACGAGCTGGTCCGACTCGAAGAACTGCCCGAGGAATATCATGGCATGCTGCCTACCATCGAAGATGGCAAGCACGCAGGCGTGGTTTCTGTGGGTGGTTTGCTGCTTGCACGCATTCCTAACGAAACTGTCGAAGAGCGCAATGCTTATTTCGCCAAGAAGGCTCAGGATCAGTTGATTGCGGTCGATAACGAGCTGTTGCGTGAGAACGCGCACTCGTCAATGCGGATTCAGGCCCCCGAGCGGAGTTCGCGCACATCCTTCCGTAAGCCGGAGTAATCTGGCTACTCATCCAATCTTCGGAGTTCACAAATGGCAAACGTAAATAAGCCTTTTGGACTGCGGCCCGTTGGCAACCTCTCTGCGACCGGTGCTCAAAAGCAATACGGTTATCAGATTCAGGCCGGCTACGCGACCGCTATCTACCAAGGTGACCTGGTTGTCGTCTATGACGGCTACATCATCAAGTACGACGCCTCGACCCACGCCGCTCCTACTGGCGTGTTCAACGGCGTGCAGTACAACGACCCCACCCGCGCTGACAAGCCGACCTGGAAGAACTACTACCCCGGTAGCATTACTCCCAACATCGGCCCGATCGTGTGCGAAGTGCTGGACGATCCCAGCCAGTTGTTCCTGATCCAGGCCAGCGGCACGCCTACCCAGGCGAGCATCGGCAAGAACGCCGATCCGGTTGCTTCCACCACTGGTAGCAACATCACCGGCGTGTCTTCGGGTCTGTTGGACACCGCCACGATTGCCAAGACTGCAGCCCTGACCTTCAAGATTGTTGGTTTGAGCGAGCAGGCTGACAATGAAATGGGTCAGTACGCAGTACTGGTTGTCAAACTCAATCAACACCAGTACGGTAGCGTCGGTGTTGCTGCTGACGGAGCTTAATCATGGCAATTACCCGTTCACAACTTGTAAAAGAACTGGAACCAGGCCTGAACGCTCTGTTCGGTTTGGAGTACAAGCGCTACGAGAACGAACACGAGCAGATCTTCTCGATCGAGACCTCTGATCGTGCGTTCGAAGAGGAAGTGATGCTGACCGGCTTTGGTGCAGCACCTGTGAAGACTGAAGGCGCTGGCGTCCAGTACGACAACGCAATCGAGTCCTTCACGGCTCGCTACACCCATGAGACGATCGCCATGGCGTTCGCGCTGACCGAGGAAGCCGTGGAGGACAACCTCTACGACCGCCTGGCTGGCCGCTACACCAAGGCAATGGCTCGTTCCATGGCCCACACCAAGCAGGTCAAGGGCGCTGCTGTTCTGAACAACGGCTTCTCCGCCAGCTACCCCGGTGGCGACGGTGTTGCTCTGTTCTCGACCCAGCACCCGACCGCTCTGTCGGCAAACTTCTCCAACCGTCCCACGGTTGGTGCCGACCTGAACGAGACCTCGCTGGAGCAAGGCATCATCGACATCGCTGCGTTCATCGACGAACGTGGCCTGAAGGTGGCGCTGACCGCACGCAAGCTGATCGTTCCGAAGGAGCTGCAGTTCACTGCTGAGCGCCTGATGAAGAGCACGCTGCGTACGGCTACGGCTGACAATGACATCAACGCGATCAAGTCCATGGGCCTGATCCCCGAGGGTTATTCTGTCAACCATTACCTGACCGACACCAACGCTTGGTTCCTCATCACTGATGCCCCCAACGGCCTCAAGATGTTCGAGCGTTCGCCGATCAAGACCGCCTTCGAAGGCGACTTTGACACCGGTAACGTGCGGTACAAGGCTCGCGAGCGTTACAGCTTCGGCTGGTCTGACCCCCGCGGTGCTTACGGTTCGCCTGGCGCTTAATAAACGCCAAAAACCGGGAAAAGGGGCCTTGCGCCCCTTTTCTTTTGAGGGTATAAATCCGGTAGTCCCAAGACTTCCATACTGCTTGCTGACCGGCTTGGCGG